ATTTATAATGCTATTAAAAGTCACTGATGGTTTAGGCATTGCGCAAACAATAATAGCTCAAGGTCAAGAGGCTGTTGCTGATTATAGCGGCTCAATAGCTGCTACCAATGTTTCGCAAATTGCTGCGGTAGCAAATACAACGCGCTCTGGTTTTTTTATACAAAATCTTGGTGCGCATAATATGTGGATTAACGAATTGGCTGTTGCAACTGAAACGCAAGGCTCAATTTTATTGGTGCCAAATGCAAGCATTTCAGCACCTTTTAATTATCCAGTAAGCACAGGAGCCATAAACATAATCGGCACTGCTGGCGATGGTTATACTTTAAGACAGTGGTAATCTAGTGCCGAATACATCAGCAACTGGTGGTTATTTAGTTGGTGTTGGCAATCCAGCTGTATTATCAGATGCTGCTCTTCAAAACTTTTTTCACGATTGGTTTGTAGGTATAAGTGGATTACAAGCACAGTATGTTAGACCAAGATGGCAACCGGAGCCACCAAACATTCCCGATATTGCTATTGATTGGATGGCTTTTGGAGTAACAGAAAAGAAGTATTTTGGAATGCCTGCTGTTATTCACCATGCTTCATCAGGCGGCTTTCCAAATGGCTATGATGAATTAATTCGCCAACAGTCTTTGAAAATAATGGCCTCAATATATGGGCCAAATGCAGACCAAACAACTGAGATGCTGGCAAATGGAATGTACATTGCTCAAAACCTTGAGCTTCTGACGTTAAATAATATTGGGTTAGTGGAGTGCGGCGAACCAATTGTTGCACCAGAATTAATCAAAGAGCAGTGGTATTATAGAGTTGATTTGCCGATATGGCTTAACAGATCAATTGTTATTGATTATGCTGTTGAGAATATATTGACGGCTAGCGGAACGATAAACAATGGCATTTTTACAGAAACATTTAACAATTAGGATTCAATATGAATAATAGCCAATTATCAATTAACAGACTTGTTAATGTTGGTGTAAACTATGCTCCAAACGCCGCGCAGATGCAGAATATTAGCAACCTGTTGATTCTTGGCACATCGAATATAATTGATACCACGCAGCGATTCAGATTATACTCATCTGATACTGCTGTTTCTGCTGATTTTGGTACTACTTCAGAAGAGTATTTGTGCGCTGTATTGTGGTTTGAACAAAATCCACAACCAACGCAGTTGATGATTGGGCGCTGGGCAAACGCTGCTTTTGGCGCTACTCTTAAAGGCGCAACACTTTCAACAGCCAATGCTGGAAGCGGCGGCGTTCTGGCTTCCTGGACTTCGTTAACTGCTGCTGCTTTTGAAACTGTAATAGATAATGTTCCTTTATCTATATCACTAACAGGAACACCATTCAGTGGAGCAACTGCTATCACTGGCGTTGCATCTGTTATTCAGACAGCCTTACAAGCTGCGGCAACAACGGCTGGTTATTCTAATCCAACAGGAATTACTTGCGTTTGGAATAGCGTTTACAACCGTTTTGAAGTAAACTCTGGAACAACTGGCGTTAATTCAACGCTACAATATCTGGACTTGCCAGCAGCTTCTGGATTCTTCAACGTTACAACTTTGCCTCTCGCAGCAGATACCATTACACTAAACGGCACCGTATGGACATTCGTTAGTGCTATTACAGCAGGTAATCAAATTTTAATTGGCGCTAGTATCGCAACAACTCTAACCAATGCTGTTACCGCTTTAAAAGCAAGCGCAGATGCGAATACACTATTATTCGATTACTATACAAACGGAAACTACCTGTATACTGAATCAATGGCAACTGGCGCAGCAGGAAATGCCTACACCCTTGCTGAATCAACAGCTGGAGTTCGCATAACAAAATCAGGCGCGGTGCTAACGGGCGGTGCTTCGGTAACTTATGACATTTCTGTTCTTTCTGGAATGTCTTCATCAACAACTTCAGGCGTTTATATATCACAAGGTCAAGCTGCTGAAACAGCCAAGGCTGCTGCAAACCTATTTGATAATAACTATGGTCAAAGTTGGTACGGTTTATTCATTCCTGACGCCTCTGATAAAGATCACGTTGCTGTTGGCAATTTCATAGATGCGACAACCAACAAACACACCTATTTTGTATCTACGTTAGAATCTGGCGCTTTAGTAGCTACTAACACGACCGATATTGCCGCCATCCTTTCTGTTACTGGCTTAGAAAAAACGCTTGGTCAATATTCAAGCAGCAACCCATATGCCGTGGTAAGCGCAGCGGCCAAGGCATTAACTATCGATTATAGTGGCAACAATACAGTAATTGATTTGATGTATAAGCAAGAACCTGGAATTGTCGCAGAAGCACTAAATGCCACACAAATTACAGCCTTAGAAAATAAAAACTTTAATGTATTTATAGGGTATAATAACGACACGGCGATTTTTGAGCCTGGCAATAATGTAAGCGGCAGTCCCTTTGATATTATAACGGGTACTGATTGGCTGGCATTGGATATACAAACTGCTGTATATAATTTGCTTTATTTAAGCCAAACAAAAATTCCACAGACAGATGCTGGCAATCATATGATTCTAACAACGATAGAATCTGTATTAAGCCAAGCTGTAACGAATGGCTTGCTTGCACCGGGAACATGGACAACGGGAGGCTTTGGCGAATTGAATCAAGGCGACTTCTTGCCAAAAGGTTTTTATGTTTATGCGCCTCCAATTGCCACGCAATCTTCAGCCAGCCGATCAGCAAGGCAGTCCGTTATTTTCCAAATAGCTGCGAAAATGGCTGGCGCTATCCGCTATGCCAATATTCAAATAAACATCAACAGATAAGGCACTAAAATGGCAAATGCATATAGTTTTTTAAGCATACAATGCGCTCTTGTTGGGCCTGGCGGGAATATACAGCTAGGCGCTGGAGCGATGGTGGCTGATGAGGGACTAACCTTTGAATCGAATGAAGATATCAACGCCATGACCATTGCTGCTGATGGTGGTGTTATGCATTCATTACATGCTAACAAGTCGCGCACTGCTACGGTTAGGTTGTTGAAAACTTCACCAATAAATCAACAGCTGTCTAACTTGTATAATTTTCAAACAAGTAGCGCAGCTAACCACGGCCAAAATACCATGACACTAGTTGATACCAATAGACAGGATGTAGCAACCGCGCAAAAAGTAGCATTTAAAAGGGGCGTTCCACTAACTTGGGCGAAAGACCCTGGCTTTAATGAGTGGACTTTTGATGTTGGTATATTCGATGCAACACTTGGGGCTAATTAATGAATCCGCAATTTCAAATAACCGGAAAGCTCAATGCTTTTGATCAATTAGCTGTTGCACGCAAGTTGTCACCGGCTCTGCCTGTTTTACAGGCGATGGTTGCAAAAGAAAATGTTGACAAGGACTTTCAACTATTGCTAGTGGTCGGGCTTGGCATGATAAGCGATGAAAGCTCGGAGTTTATTATCAACAAGTGCATTAGCTTAGTCACAACAGAAGTCAATGGGCAGATAACGAAAATAATGGTCAACGGCGCTTTGATGTATCAGAATCTTACCATGAAAGATTTACTTGAGGTCACTGCAAAAGTTATTCAGGATAACCTAGGGGATTTTTTAACTACAGCCCTGCCAAAGTAGCCAGCGGCAAGGCTGTTGAAATGCTTTCGATGGCTAGTAAAGAAGATATTTTGATGCGGCCTATTCTGCATGGTTTGTGCCAATATGAATCGCTAAAAAATGGCGTTTTAGACTTATTGGATATAGCTAAAATGAATGAAGCACTAGATATTAAATTTGAAAATGAATATCGACTAAGAGAAATGAGCAAATGAGTATCAGAATTTATCTTTATAAGAAAACCAAAGACGTTGATTCAAAATAACAGGCAGAGTTGAAGAGTATTGAAGTCTATAGTAGATCAGTAGCCCTATACGCTTCTGGAATTTCAAAAGCTAAAAACAAAAAAGAATTTGAGGATGCTGTAAATCTTGTAAAAAGGGAATGTGATAGAGCAATCCTAAACTTTAATAAAGTGATGAGCCAATACAAATAAATGTCAGCAGAAATCTTACAAGAATATTTGGTAAAACTTGGCTATGCCACTGACTCCATTTCTTTTAAGAAAATGGACAGCCATTTATCAGCTACCACCAAAAAGATTCTTGGAGCAGGCTCAGCTATAACAGGTATTGCAGCAGCAACCGCTACGGCAACCGCTGCTTTTGCTTACAATATGCGCAAAATGTATTTTGCTTCAGAGTTGTCAAATAGTTCTGTCAAAAACCTTCGCGCTATGGAATATGCTGGAAAGCAGATTGGTGTTGGCGGTGATTCTATGGAAAGCTCAATACATGGAATGGCACAGGCTTTGCGTTTGGAGCCTGGACTTCAAGCATTTCTACAAAACATTGGGGTGCCAGTTGCTGGGCGCGATTCTTCTGACGTTATGATTGATCTTGTAACGGCTCTTAAACAAATGCCTGAGTTTCAAGCAACTCAAATTGCTGGGATGTTTGGAATATCGCCAGACGATTATCACCAAATGGCAACTCATCTTGATGAACTAAAAGCCAAGAAAATGGAACACGTGGCACTTGGCAAGCAAATGGGCGTGGACTTAGATACGCAGAAAGAGGCAGTCCGCCAATACACCGCAGGACTCGATAAGCTAGGTGAAACTTTTGGCTTTCTTGAAGACAAAGTGATGATTAAATTCCTGCCTTTATTCAATAAAGCAACAGCAGCCATTAACGAAAATCTAAAAGGACAAGCAGCTGGAATTGACAGTCTTTGGAGCGACTTAAAAACAGTTGCAAAAACTGATTTTGATGTTGCTTTTGATGCAGTAAGTGCAGCTTTTGGATTGCCAAATAATTTGCTAAAAAGCATAGCCAAACGCGAATCAGCTATGAACCCGAACGCTAAAAGTAAAGCTGGCGCTTTAGGATTGATGCAATTCATGCCAGATACAGCTAGACAGTATGGTATTGACCCAATGAACCCTATACAGTCAATAACAGGCGCAGGCGCTATGATTGCCCATCTACTCTTAAAGTACAAAGGCAATTTAAGCAATACGGTGGGCGCTTATAACTGGGGTGAAGGCAATATGGATTCTTGGCTTAAAACTGGCAAAGGGTTAAAAGACGCTAATGGCCAACCAAGGTCAATGCCAACTGAAACTCAAAACTATATGCGCGCTTTAGGCAGTGACGGCGTTGGAAGCGGCAATATTGTGTTAAATCAACAGGTTCACCAGCACATAACTGGCAATAATTCTGGCGATATAGCGGCAAAAGTTGCCACAAAACAAGACAGAATAAATGCTAATACAGCACGCTACTTTAAACAAGGCGCGCAATAATGGCTATTAATGGTTTTGCTAATGCTGCTATAGAATTGGGGTTAACAAACTTAGTCTTGGTTAAACCAAAGCGCGGAATTTCAAAACCATTACTTGCCAACGGCACTTATTTAAATGATATTATTGCCCAAGCAACAATTGAAGAAAAGCACGATGATGAGCTTGAAATAACTAACCATCCGATAGAACAAGGCGCAGCCATCCAAGACCATGCCTTTTTAAGGCCATCTATGGTGACTTTGCGCTTGGGCTGGTCAAATAGCCCTTCTGATAATTCTGCTCTAGGGGCTTTGGCAAATATCGGCGTTAGTACGTTAGGCGCAGCGGGTGGAGCAGTTGGTGCAGCGGCGGCCAATGTTTTAGGAATAGCGGCAGCAGCCCAATCACTGCTTTCTGGCTCAAATGTAGACCAAGTTACTCACATATATAATCAGCTTTTAGTATTATATATGAATAGAGCTATATTCACTTTATATACAGGCAAGCGACCTTACTATAATATGATATGTAAGGGTTTACATACTGAGACAAATTGGGAAACTGCAAATACTTTGCCGATAACGATGGAGTGCCAGCAATTATTACTGGTTAATACTAGTACAGTTAAATTGCCTACTATAAGCCAAGCAAACCCACAGCAAACAGGGCAACTTGTAAATCGTGGAATACAACAGGCATTTCTATCCCAAACTTCGTCATTGAATTTATGAGTGTTGTTTTTGAAATTCCAACAATAAATCAAAATCAAACGCTTACTGTTAGTTTGGCTGGCGTTTATTATCAATTGATATTATTGTGGAATGCTGTTAGCAATACGTGGACGTTAGACATCGCTGATAATTCGGCGGCACCAATATTAAGTGGAGTGCCATTAGTTGCTGGAGTGGATTTGCTACAAGATTTTGGATATTTGAATTTTGGTGGAAAACTGTTTGCTGATACTGATAACGAAACAGCAACGCCACCAACTTATTCAAATTTAGGAACAACAGGCCACTTGTATTTTGTTACGCCATGATAAGCGATCAATGGATAAGGAAAATTGGATTATTCATCTATAATGAAGATGAGGCGCTTGATCTGTCTCAATTCCACGTTCGTTTTGATGTTGCAAATGCCGATGGAGAAATGCCAAATAATGCCTCAATTAGAGTTTATAATTTAGCTTCTGATACGGTCAAAAAGATAACCACATCTAGTGAATATCAAAATGTATCGCTTAATGCTGGTTATGAAGGTGGCAATTATGGTTGCATATTCCAAGGGCAGATAAAACAATACAGAGTTGGGAAAGAAAGCGCCACAGATTCATATTTGGATATACTTGCTGCTGATGGCGATTATTCTTATATAAGTTCATTTTTGAATGAATCAGTATTAGCAGGTCAAACACAAACACAGGCAATTAGCTCTATTTCTAATGCTATGGGGTTGCCTGTTAATTACGGTTCTTTATCTTCTGACTTGCAACATTTTCCAAGCATTCGCGGCAAGGTTCGCTTTGGTATGGCTAGGGCTTATATGCGCAATATTGCTAAAACGCTGGATGCTGGCTGGTCAATACAAAATGGTGTAATTCAGGTTGTTGATAACAAAGGCTGTCTTGAAGGCATTGCTGTTGATATGAATTCAAATCATGGGCTGATAGGAATACCAGAGCAGACCGATGAAGGCATACGTGTTAAATGCCTTATCAATAGCAAATTACGTATCGGTGGGCAAATACAAATTGATAATAAATTAGTTAATCAAACGATGCAAAATGTATCTAATAATACTAGTAAAAATGGGCCAGTTCAAGTTCCAGCGCAAGTGCCGTATAATAGCTATCGCCAATTACAGCCTCTTGCGCCTTTATCTGATGATGGCGTCTATAGGCTGTTTGTTGTTGAACATGAGGGCGATACACGTGGTGGGCCGTGGTATAGCAATATTATCGGCCTTGCTTTCGATTCAACTGCTAATATAACGCTGGCACCATAATGGATAGAGTTGAACGCTATGAACAACCACAGGAAGCATTGCTAGCTGCTTTAGAAGGTTGGCAGAGCAATTTGTGGACAGCTACTCCTGGCGTCATAAAATCGTTTAACGCTGCTGCTATGACGGTGGTTGTTCAACCAACTATACAATCACTCTATACAGATACTAAAACGAATAAAAAAAGTTGGATAAACTTGCCTTTGCTGCTTGATGTTATAGTCGTTTTGCAAGGCGGCGGCGGAATGACTTTTACAACACCGATAAGCGCTGGCGATGAGTGCCTTGTAGTATTCGCAAGTCGTTGTATTGATGCTTGGTGGCAGAATGGCTCAACAAACGCTGCTGGAACAATCCAGCCAAGTCCGCAATCAGAATTAAGGATGCACGATCTTTCAGACGGCTTTGCCATTGTTGGGTTACGATCTAATCCAAGAGTTTTGACAAATTACAGCACCGCTAGCGCGCAAATTAGGGATGACAGCGGGGCTACTATCGTTGATGTTAACGGAGCAAGTGGTGTAATAACGCTAACTGCAGCAACTGTTAACATTGTTGGAGCAGCCAACATAACCGGAAATTTAAACGTAACTGGTTCTATAACAGGCAGCACCGTTCATGCTAATTCAACAGGCCACAGCTTATGATATATAGACAGCTTGATGCTAATGGTGATATGGTTTTTGGACAAGGCGCTGGTAACTTTTTCAAGGACGTTCCAGAAGCAACTGGACAAGCTATAAGCACCAAATTGAAATTATTTCAAGGCGAGTGGTTTATAGATACAACTGCTGGAGTGCCTTGGGAATCGCAAGTTTTTGGTTTTGGAACAATTCCATTTTATGATTTTGTTATTCAAGATACCATAGCAAGCGCGCCTGGATTTAGCTCTTTAGTTAATTATTCTAGTTATATCGACCAAAAACGCAACGTATCAATAAGTGCAACAGTGAATACAATTTATGGTATAACCACAGTGAGTTCACAATTATGACAACATACCCGCTGCCAACTTTAGCAGCACAAGTAACGTCAACAGGTATATCAGCACCAAGCTATTCTGATATACTAGCTAGCCTACAAGCATCTTTCCAGCAAATTTACGGTTCTGATATTTATATCGCGCCTGACTCGCAGGATGGACAATGGCTTGGTATTCTTGCGAAGGCATTCAATGATGTTAATAACTCAGCCATAGCGGTATACCAAAACCAATCGCCAGTTACTGCGCAAGGCACTGGCTTGTCATCTTTGGTAAAATTGAATGGATTGGCTAGAAATACAAGTGGCTATTCAACTTGCGTTGGCACTGTTGTTGGAACGGCTTTTGATACTATCACAAATGGTGTGGTTGTAGATACAAACAAAAATTTGTGGAATTTGCCTGCTTCAGTGACAATACCGGTTGGCGGCAGCATTTCTGTAACGATAACTGCTCAAGAGGCAGGGGCTATTCAAGCAGCCATTGGCGGAATAACTAAAATAAGCAACCCGCAACTAGGTTGGAATTCATTTACTAATACATCAGCAGCAACCGTTGGCGCAGCAATAGAAAGTGATACAGCTTTAAAAGGCAGACAAGCAATAAGCACAGCGCTGCCTGCCCTAACTATTATAGAAGGCTTGATTGCGTCTGTTGCGAATATAGGCGGAGTTACACGAGTGTTTGCATACGCAAACTCAACCAATTCAACAGATGTTAATGGCGTTCCGTCACATAATGTTGTGCTAGTTGTTCAGGGCGGTTCGGTTGCAGATATCGGTAATGCGATGTCATTGAAGTTAATGCCTGGCGTTCCAACATACGGCACCACATCGATATCATTATATGATGCCATGGGCCAGCTAACGACCTATAATTATTTTGTTCTAGGCCAAACGCAAATATTTTTTGCCTTTACAGTTACGCCATTGGCTAATTTTGTATCATCAACAGAGCAGGCCATAGCCAACGCTTTAACATCTTTTATAAATAACCTTAACATTGGTGAAGATGTTTACGCAACGCAGGCTCTTGGTGTTGCTAGCTTGGCAGGAAGTGTTCTTGCGCAAACTTTTAGCATCAACATAGCCACATTCTTTCTAGGCACAGCAGCTTCACCGACTGTATCAACAGATATTGCTGTTGCTTTTAACTACGCAGCTTATTGTGATGGAACGCTGAGCGTGACGCCTTCTGGCGGAAACTTGCTATTTACGGTGAGCTAATGGCAACCTCAACAGATTACACAAACTTAATAACTTCACAACACGCCGATAAGCCAAAGTTTGTTGCAACAATCGCAACCACCTGTCAACCGTTGGTAGATTTATTCAACGTCTTTAGCGCCATGAATGCTGATTTTGATTTGAACTTAGCAGTTGGCGCTCAATTGGACATAGTTGGCCAGATCATAGGCATAAGTAGACAACTGAAAATTCCTTTGGTTGGCGTTTATTTCACGCTCGATACAGGCCCTGGCCTAGACAATGGAGTGCTAATTGGGCCATATGACCCTACAACTGGTCTTGTATCATTACCTGATGCCTATTATCGTTTTTTGCTAGCTGCTAAAATATTGAACAATTATTGGGATGGCACGAAAGAAACAGCTTATGCAATTTCGCAAGCTATCTTTGCGCCACTAGGTTATACTTTATTCATTCAGGACTATAGCAATTTGACTGTAGCATTGGGATTGATTGGAGCGCAAGAGCCTCCACCACCAATAATAATTGCAATGCTAACTGGTGGGCTATTTGACTTGACTCCTGCCACTGTTCGTATTGTTTCATACATATACCCAGCCAACACATCACCAATATTTATGCTTGACGCGCAACCTGGAAATGTAAATTTTGGTAGCTTAGATGTTGGCGCTTTCGCAAATGTTAAATTTAATTAGGGGTTAAACATGTCTACATATACAGGGGGCCAATTTGTTGTTGGCAATATTTATAAAATAGCAACAATTGGAGGCACTTCATTCACATCCATTGGTGCTTCTTCAGATTTACCTGGAGTTTCATTTCAGGCAACAGGAACGGGCGCTGGAATAACAGGAACTGCTTATGGAACTGATATCATCCCTGTCGCAACGGGCGCTTCTCCAAATATTATGTCTCCTGTAGCGTATGCCACATTATTGCAATCATTGGCTGGAAACTCATTACCAAATGGCTACATATTGCCAGCAGAATTGCTGAACAATATGATTCGACAAGCAACTTTCATAGCTGCTGGTTT